AAGGGTGTATTAAGGAAATTAAAGAAGCTTTATTTATTAAAGGAGAAAGATGTATAAAACCTGTTTTGAATGTCCACATATAAAGACAAAAGACCAAAGGGGCAGGGCAATATTTTATTGCCCTAAACTGACAAAGATTTTAGGCAAGTATTTTTTTATAGACAAAATAGGGCATAGGCCAAAGGTATGTCCTTTATTAAAAAAGAAAGGAGAATAAAATAACTAATTTAGAGTATTTAGAAAAAATTAAAGACAAAAAATATCGTGAATTACTGGCAGAGAAAATCGAGCATTCAGCATTTTTAAATCGCAAGGAAAGGAAATTGATTGCCTTAGAGATTATAGCGGAGGAATGCTGTTTAATAAGAGGAATGTTAGAGGAAAAATTCCAAATATATCGAATGGGTAATCCTTAAAAAAGAAAGGAGATTAAAATGGAAAGTACCGAGCAAATGGTAAAAGAATTATTACAGATATTTTTACGTCAAAATGCTGTAGATAAAATGGTATCAAAAGATGGTTTGGTAAAAATTTATCGGGTAAATCCTAACATTATTAGGATAGATATAAAGATATGACGAAAAAATCAGATATTCTAAAAAAGAAAAAACGGATCAAGGCTCAGAGAAGGGCCAGAAAAATTAAAAAGCAGCACAATTATGCGTATAAAACGCACAAGGGAACAAGTCCTTTTTATCTGTCTCAAAATTTGATAAATAAAAAACAAGAAGAGAAGGAACAAAATGAAATTTCAGAAAAAATAAAAAAGGAAATGTTGGGCTAACGCGAGGGAACTCTATATAAAAGAAGGGGAATGTCTAAAAAAGTCTTGTTTCCATCCCCACGATTGGAACCATGACGGACATTTGGTTTGCCTTACCAATGCCAAGCATGGATGTCCAAGAAAGGAGATAAATAAATGAATAAACAGAGTATAGAAATTCTTAATGCAATAGTAAATTATAATCCGATTCATAATAATTATGATAAAAATTTAGTTATTATGTATTCGAGAAGTACAGCTCTTATGAGTAAATCACATGGGCCGTTTCTATCATTTGAGGATTTAACATCCGGAGATTTCCTTGAAATTTATAGATACAAAAAAAGCCTAGAAGAAAGCGAAGATAAAAAGGGGAAGTGATCAGATGAATACAAAAGATACGATAGATGTTTTAAAATATCATTTTAATATTAAAATGGGTCTTTTCAAAAGTGTCGTTGGCCTACTCCAATGTGGAAAGAAGATCGAAGAAGAGTTAATCCAATTTTTGGAAAAAGAGAATCCCTATCCCGAAGATGTTTTCTTGCCTGTTGAAAAAGAAGATTTCAATAAAATTAATAATTTGCTTAAAAAGGAAATGGGATATTCGATTGATAGATTATCAGGGAATATGGGCAGAAAAATATATAAATCGATTATAGAAATTTTAAGGGAGATGATTAAATGAAAATTTATAAAGGGAGAAGATTATATCCGGAAAAAGGAACTATATCTAATGTCGTGGTTACCGTGAATAGCGAGCCATTAAAACATAGGGTATATCATAGTCCTGATGGTTTTAACTGGGGATATGGGGGCTCGGGTCCTGCAGACCTGGCAAGGAGCATTTTATGGGATTTTATCGGAGCGGAGCCAATTCCCAGTCTATATCAGGATTTTAAATTTAGCTTTGTATCGGGATGGAAAGATACTTGGGAGATTACTTCAGAAGAAATTCAAAGTTGGATGGACAAGAAGGGAGCGTGATTAAATGAGATTAAGATGGGGTTATGAAGAAATTAAAGGGTTTAGCAGTCCGGTTAAAGAGGCAGAAAAGGTTAACGATTGGTCCTGGTGGGCTTTATTTGGGACAGTGGTAATTATGGAAGTTTTAGTTATATTAAGAATGTTGGGGAGGATATAATATGCACATAGCTAAAGGCGGTTACCGGGAAGATCTAGAACAATACTTTAGGTCAAAAATGGAGGCCAACGTTGCCCGATATTATAGATATATCAGGGAATGGTATATTTATGAATACTGGGAATTTGAATTTAAGGGGATCAAGCGTGGCAGCAGATTTTATAAACCAGATTTCTTTTTGGTAGTTGTCAATCGCTGGGTTGAAGTTAAAGGCTGGTTTAGAAAATCAGATAAAACAAAATTAAGGCGGTTTAAGAAATATTATCCGGAAGAATTTGCCAAACTAAAATTTATAATACCGGATAAATATTCGAGGTCAAAGGCCAACGGAGAAATGATTAAATTTTTATGTGATGATCTGGGGATAGATTTCGAGGAAATAATAGGCTATAAAGAGATGGAGAAATATGGTAAACTAATTCCCGGATGGGAGTAAATTGACTAAATGAGGCGGATAATATAAAATGAAAAGGATAGAAGTAAGATGTGCAAGGTGCGGTAAAAATCTTTTTTTCCTGTTGCCAGAATGCACTAGGGATGGAATTGCTAAAATAGAAATTAAATGTTATAAAGACCGTTGCGGAGCGATAAATATAATTGATTATCAGAATCCAAATAAATTAATAGTAACATTGAAGGAATGAAATGGAGGAAAAAATGTTAATTAACGAAGATTGTCCCTATTTTAAGAGATATGTGGAAATAGACCACAGTCTAAAAGGGGAAAAATATTTTGGCTTTACTACTATCGTGGTGTGTGGGACAAGAGGGGAGATTCCTGAATGTCCCTCCGATTGCCCATGTATAAATATTAAGGAAGCAGAGGAATGAAAAAATTTAAAAAAGAGAATTTTATAAAAAGTTTTAATGACTTCGCAAAATCTATTAGGCGACTGAACACAAATATAAGAATTTTTCATTATGTATATAATGATATGCGTAATAGAGGATTAATAACTAAGGGAAAGGAATGAACATAAGATTATTTAATAGAAAAAGAAGAAAAAGGCCTGACGTAGAAGATATGGTATGGGCTATAAAAATGTTGATGATGAGTGATAAAGAGATAGAAAGAATGATAACAAATTTTCGTGATGCTATATTAGAATATAATAAGTAATAAGAATTCTAAGATTTGAAATTAAATATTGATAGAGCTCCGATTAGAGAGCCATTTTAGAAGTTGAAATATACTTTTTAAATGGTTCTCTTTTTTTATTTTTAGGAAGGTAATGAATTATGAAATTAAAAAGGACCCTACGAGTACGAAAATTTATAGATGCGTATATCGAAAATGGTGGCAATGCCACAAAAGCATTTTTAGCCATTAATCCTAATGCAAAAAACCCCCGTCAATATGGTTATAGAATGTTACAAAAGGTAGACATTTCAGTATCTGAGTTTTTTGATAAAGCAGGAATAACTGATATTCATCTGAGTGAGAAACTAAAAGAAGGATTAGATGCCACCAAAGTAATATCAGTGATACCTATTCCACCGAAAGAAGCAAAGCCAGGCACTGGAGATTTAACCGACGCTAATTCCAAGAATATAGAATTTATTGATGTACCTGATTTCAATGTAAGGGTAAAATATTTAGATATGGCGTATAAGTTAAAGAACAAATATCCAGCGGAAAAACATGAAGTTGATATACCTAAAGACATAAATATAAAAGTGAAATTTACCGAATGAATGTTAATATACAGGTTTCCAAAAAAGTTTTTAATAAAGTTTATATCCCTTATCTGGAAAATGTTATCAGGACGCAGATATTCTTCGGCGGCAGTTCTGCCGGCAAATCGGTATTTATTTCTCAAAGATGTGTAGTCGATCTTTTAGAAAATAATAGAAATTATCTGGTGATCAGGAATACGGCCAATACATTAAGGACATCAGTATTCAATGAGATCAGGAAAGTCATATTGAATTGGGATTTGGAGAAATTATTCAAAATCAATAGGACAGAAATGACCATAACCTGTATTACCGGATATCAGATCCTTTTCAGGGGTTTAGATGATGCAGAAAAGCTCAAATCGATAATCCCAGAGAAGGGGGTCATTACCGACATCCTGATAGAGGAAGCAACCGAAACAAAAAGAGATGATGTTAAGCAGTTATACAAGAGATTGAGGGGCAAATCCAAAGTATTGAAACGATTGACGCTATGTTTCAATCCCATTTTCCGGACCCACTGGATCTTTAAGGAATACTTTAAGAACTGGGTAGAAGGCGAAACCGAATACCATGATGACAGATTATCGATCCTAAAGACAACCTATAAGGATAACCTGAGATTCCTGGAACAGGACGACATCGATGAGCTGGAGAATGAGCAGGATCCTTATTACCGGGATGTCTATACCTTAGGCAATTGGGGAAGAAGGGACTGACTAATGATGTTATAGCATTGAAACTGAAACCGGCCATCGGGAAAGAATATATCCGGTGTGATTCCTCTGAACCGAAATCAATAGCGGAATTGAGGGGATACGGAATTGAAGCTTTAGCTGCCAGGAAAGGTCCGGGAAGTGTTAATTTTGGGATTCAGTATCTAAAGCAATTTCAAATTATAATTGATCGGAAATGCCAGAACGCAATCAATGAGATCCAATTATATCAATGGAAGAAAGATAAAGACGGTAATGTCATTAACGTGCCGGTGGACAAGAATAATCATTTTATGGACCAGATCCGTTATGCAATCAACGATCGGATTTTTGAGAGGGAAGAAGAAAAACCCTCTACCGCTGATGAATTAGGTATATTTTAAGAGTGAAAAAAGGGCAAGGACCTATAACAGGTATTATGTAAAGTAAATAAATGAGAGGAGATTATCATGGATATAAAAGAGATTTTAGAAAAGTACGAAAGTGATTTTTCGAAGTTGACTACCATTCTATGTAAGGACCCGGTAGAACGAAAAGTCGAGGATTACACAAAACAATATGAGGGGGAGCATGACATCCTTGACAGACCCGCAAAGACCATCGGAAAAGGGAAAACATTAAAGTCAGTTCCCCAGGCAAAACTGGTTATCCGATATCAGAAAAAGATTGTCAGTATGGCCGTATCCTTTTTATTCGGTGAACCTGCTAAGCTAATATTAGATAATAAAGAGGATAAGTACCAGGAAACCTTTGACTTGGTAAATAACATCTGGAACAAAAATAAGTTAGATTATTTCAATAAAAAACTGGCACGCCGGCTATTTGTGGAAACGAAGGTGGCCGAGCTTTGGTATGTAATAATTGATAGTGATAACGTAAAACATATCAAAGTGGCTCTTTTATGTAATAAAAATGGCGATGAGATATATGCCCACTTTGATAACAACGGTGATCTGGATGCCTTTACGAGACGGTATAAATTATTAGATACAGATGAAAAGACTTATGATCATATCGATATTTATACAGCTGAAAATATCTTCTTCGGAATAAAAAAGGAAGCCTGGCAGGTAGATAAGAAAGATAACCACTTTGGAAAGATCCCCGTTATATATTATGTGCAAGCCAAGCCAGAATGGGAAGATGTGCAAAGCGAAATCGACAGAATAGAAATGCTAATCAGTAAGTTTGCCGATACCAATGATTATTTCGGAGCACCTATAATAAAATTGAAAGGAAAAATAATCGATCCACCAGAAAAAGGCGAAATAGGCAAAACCTTGCGATTTAAAGGTGAGGTTGGAGCAGAAGGCAAAATTGAATATGGAGATGCCGATTACCTTACCTGGAAGCACGCACCCGAAGCTACTGAGTTAGAGTATAAAACCCTAAAAGATATCATCTATTCTATAACTTCAACCCCTGATTTATCCTTCAATAACGTTCAAGGCCTGGCTAAAACCTCGGGAGAAGCCCTCAAATTCCTTTTTATGGATGCGATCCTAAAAGCAAAAGACAAAGAGGAAATAATGAGGCTGTAAGGCAAAATCCTCTTGTGAGCGATGCAGAGGAAGATATTAAAAGGATGGAAGAGGAAAAGGGGGAGACATCAAAATTAGGAGAATCCTATGAAGCATAACAATAGATCCGATAAAAACTGGAAAGCATCTGGAAAATCCAGAATGAATCTTGGCATAGTGGGTTGTGGAGTTATCGGTGAAAGCCTTGCCAAATTGTTAGAAGATATGGGGCATTTTGTTCAACGATATGATCCGGCCAAATTGCTCGGTTGCGATATAACCTTATGCGAAATTGTTTTTATCTGCGTACCTACTAAAGCCGACATGAAATTTGAAGATGTCAGGATGGCAGTAAATTATATAATCTCTAAAAACAAAAAAGGAATTATCGCTATAAGATCTACCATAATGCCTGGGATGACTGATGAGTTTACAGAAAAATATAAAAGAGAATTCGTCTATTTGCCTGAATTTCTACGGGAGCGGACAGCATTTTTAGATGAAATTTGCCCTGACAAAATAATTATAGGGACTAGGAAAAGAGAAACATTCGAGATATTCAGAAAGTTATTCAAGCGTGTGCCGGATAATAAAAATCAAATATTAATGATGAAACCGGTAGAAGCAGAATTATTGAAGGTGGCCCTGAACAGCCTGTATGCCATAAAAGTAGTATTCGGAAATGAACTATACGATATCTGCCAGAAATATGGGGCAGATTATTATAAACTATTCGAGGCCTTCAAGCTGGACAAATATATCAACGCAATGCATCTTGATCCATTATTCGATGGCTACCGGGGAGCAGGGGGAAAATGTTTAAGTAAGGATATCAAATTCTTGATTGAGGCAGCTATAAAGAAAAGAGTTTTTCCTGATGTAATGATAGAAGCCGATAGAGAAAATAAAAGTTTATTAGAAGGAGGGGGGATTCGATGAAAATTAAAGGCAAACCGTATCTTTCAGTAAATATTATGATAAATAAGGAAAAAGGGCATAAAGGGAATGAAGATAATCTCGGTTACAATGATCTATCAAAAAAGAATTTTCTTGCAGCATTTGATAAATTGCTGAAAGAAAAGAAAATTAATGTTTCCAGAGCAGAAATAATTTTATACGAATGAAAGGCGCATAAATGAGTAATAAAAAAATTAGAAATATAGATGATTTTAATAAAACATACTTTCCCAAACAATATGAAAAAGATTATTATGAAAAACTTTCTCCAAGAGAAAAAGTGAAATATGACGTTCAAAAAATATTTAATAGGTTTCCCAGAATCATTATTTCGAAAGGATAAATGAATGGGCATTGAAGAAATATTTGAAAACAGGAATATGCTGGACATAATTAGGCACAACAGAAAAATCGAAGCAATATTGAACCAGGCGTCCAGGGATTTAGCGATAAAAACTGCCATTTTTGAATTGAAAAACCCGATTAAAATATCCCAGGGCTCTTTCTATAAAATAAACAAAGGTCTAGGGAAACAGATAGATACAATCTTGAATAAACTTAATAAAGATATCCGGGCCAATATACAAGATGGGATTGTAAGCCACTGGGATATGGCTAATTTGAAGAATAATAGATTAGTAGGTAATTGGGCAGGCGGAATAAAATTATCTAAAGACGGCATACCCACGTCGTTTAATCAGCTAAATCTGGTGGTGTTGGATACTTTCCTTGCCCGGACCGCGGCCGGAATGAATCTTAGCGAAAGAGTCTGGAATCTAACCAATGGAGCGAAGGATCAATTAGAACTTTATCTCGCTTCGGGGATATCTACCGGAAAAGGCGCGGCAGAAATTGCAGGGGATATTAAACATTATTTGAGGAAACCGAATAGACTATTCAGAAGAGTCAGACAAGAGGGGAAATTGGTTTTAAGCAAGGCGGCCAAAGGCTACCATCCGGGAGCGGGGATTTACAGAAGTTCCTACAAGAATGCTTTGAGGCTTGCCAAAAATGAAATAAATATGGCCTATAGAATGAGCGATCACCTCAGGAGGCAGCAATTACCTTTTGTAACCGGGATTGAGGTTCATTTATCGGCTTCCCATCCCCGACTTGATATGTGTGATGATCTGGCTGGCAAATACCCAAAGGGCTTTGTCTTTATGACCTGGCACGTGGGCTGCTTATGTTATACCACTTCAATTATGCTGAATGAAAAGGATTCTCTTAAATTTATGAAAACCGGGAAGATCCCCAAATCAAAGTATATTTCGAAGATTCCCAAAAAGGCGGCGAGATGGGTAAAACTGAATGCTAAAAAGATAGCG